CTAACACACCAATTACTGATTTGCCAGCTGAATTGCAACCATACGCAACTACAGCTTGGACAGATGACATTATTTCTGCTTATGAAAAACATATAGAAGACCAGCAGATAATACAAAATATATAATCAAAAACGCCTGGTTAGAGGCACAAAATTAAATTTAAAATAAAATCAAATGGATATAAGAAAAATATCAGTTGGCCCTGATTACAAGTCAGGCGCTATGCACTACTTGGTTGGGCAAGATGTATTAGGTGGTAATTACATTATTCATTTAATAAAGTATGACGAGCCAAAAGATTCTTTCAAAATTTATATTCAAGATAAGGAGGTAGTTATGCTTTGGAAAGAGTTTAGCTCAACAATGCCTATATCAATTGAATATAACATAAACTTTTGAAATCACCATTTAGTTTTATCGTACAACCTCAAGATAATAAGAGGTATAATAACACCAAAAAAATTGGGGGTATTGAATTTGTAGTAAGTACATCTGAAGAAGATTACGAGTCCGCAAACAGGGAGGCTATAGTTTTATCTACACCTATAGGTTATTGTGGTGAAATTGAACCAGGAGACACTTTGCTTGTGCATCATAATGTGTTTAAGTTTTATAACGACATAAAAGGGAGGCGTAAAAGCGGTAAAAGTTTTCTTAAGGAAAATTTGTTTTTAGTAGATAACGACCAATTCTTTTTGTACAAAAAAATTCACCAGTGGTATGCTCATGATAAGTATTGTTTTGTTGAGCCTATACCTCCAAAAGAATCAATTATCTTAAAACCATTAAAGGAAGAGCCTTTAGTCGCAAAGATGATTTACCCAAATAGCAAGCTATCACAACAAGGTGTCAAGAGGGGGGACTTAGTTTCTTTTAAACCGGATAGTGAATACAAGTTTACTTTAGATGGTAAAAAACTTTACAGGATGTATGACCACCAAATAACCATGGTTTTATGAAATCTACTGAAGAAATTAAATTAGAAATTATAAATGCAGGGCGAAGGGCTGTAGAGCAACTTATAAAAGTAGCAAAAGAGGATATAATAAAACCTGACCCTGAAGACGATATATCTGCGGATAGATTAAAAAACGCAGCAGCAACAAAGAAGCTTGCTATATTTGATGCGTTTGAAATTTTAAATAGAATAGAAAGTGAAAAAGAAGCTTTATCTTTAAGTAAAAATAAGAACAGTGTAGATTCAAAACAAGGTTTTGCAGAAAGAAGGTCAAAATAAATTATATAAAGTAGTTAAGGATTATATTTCTAAATCCGTAATAACCAACAAAAACAGAAATAGAAGTTGGGTGTATGGATATAGTGAAAAATATGATGTTGTTGTAATTTCAAAAACAGGTCAAATTGGAGATATAATTTTGATTAACGGACTGTATATAGCACTTCCTAAAACTCCAGATGAGTGTCTTCAAAGACACTCTAAAAAAGAAGAACAGTATTGGGAACGTAAAGAATTGCCTAAGCAACTTTCCAGAATACAATCTATATTCCAATGGAATGAAATGCCTTCAGAGTTTAAAAATAGATGGGTAGATTATATAGAGGGAGAGTTTGACAGGCGGGACGAAGGGGCTTGGTTTATGAATAATGGATTGCCGACATATATTACCGGGGCGCATTATATGTATTTACAGTGGACTAACATTGATATTGGATATCCTGAGTATCGTGAAGCTAATCGTATATTTTATATTTATTGGGAAGCCTGCAAAGCTGATAAGAGAAGTTTTGGTATGATTTACTTAAAAATAAGACGTTCTGGATTTTCATTTATGGGTTCTTCAGAATGCGTAAACACAGGTACGCTTGCAAAAGATTCAAGGGTTGGGATACTTTCAAAAACTGGTGCTGATGCTAAAAAAATGTTTACAGATAAAGTAGTGCCTATATCTAATAGGTTGCCTTTCTTTTTTAAACCTATACAAGATGGTATGGACAAGCCAAAAACAGAGTTGGCTTTTAGAATACCCGCTTCTAAAATTACAAAAAAAAATATGTATAATGTAGAGACTGAAGAGCTCTACGGATTAGACACAACAATCGATTGGAAAAACACAGATGATAACAGCTATGATGGCGAAAAGTTATTACTTTTAGTACATGATGAAAGCGGAAAATGGATAAAGCCAAATAACATTCTTAATAACTGGAGAGTCACAAAAACATGTTTACGTTTAGGTAGTAGGATTATAGGTAAGTGTATGATGGGCTCTACATCAAACGCATTGGACAAGGGTGGTAATAATTTTAAAAAGCTGTATAATGACTCTAATGTTTTTAAACGAAACGCTAACGGACAAACAAAAAGCGGTATGTATAGTTTGTTTATTCCAATGGAATGGAATATGGAAGGCTTTATAGATAGATACGGAATGCCCGTGTTTTATACTCCCAAAAAACCAAAAGTAGATGCTTACGGCGAATACATTAACCAAGGGGCTTTGGATTATTGGCAAAACGAAGTTGAATCATTAAAGTCAGATGCTGATGCTCTTAATGAGTTTTATAGACAGTTTCCCAGAACGGAATCACATGCGTTTCGTGACGAGAGCAAACAATCTTTATTTAATCTTACACGCATATATCAGCAAATAGATTATAATGACTCTATGATTAAAGAGCATTATTTAACAAGAGGAAGTTTTTCTTGGAAGGACGGAATAAAAGACACTAAAGTAATATGGTCTCCGGACAAAAAGGGAAGATTTCTTTGCTCTTGGCTACCGAGCGCAAATTTACAAAATAGATTCTTTAATAAGAATGGAAAAAAATACCCAGGGAACGAACACCTTGGGGCTTTCGGTTGTGATAGTTATGATATTTCAGGAACTGTTGGAGGTAAAGGTTCAAACGGAGCGCTTCATGGTTTAACAAAGTTTAATATGGACGATGCTCCAAGCAATGAGTTTTTTCTCGAATACATAGCCAGGCCACAAACTGCTGAAATATTTTTTGAAGAAGTACTTATGGCTTGTGTATTTTATGGAATGCCAATATTAATTGAAAACAACAAACCCCGTCTCTTGTATCATTTTAAAAACAGAGGTTACCGAGGCTTTAGTTTAAATAGACCTGACAAACAATTTAATCGTTTGTCTAAAACAGAGCGAGAGTTAGGTGGAATACCAAACAGTAGCGAGGATATTAAACAAGCTCACGCATCAGCTATTGAGTCGTATATAGAAAAACACATTGGTATTGATTTAGATGGTAGCTTTAGAGACTCAGATGCAATGGGCTCTATGCCATTTACACGAACATTAGAAGACTGGGCAAAGTTTGATATTAGCAATAGAACTAAGTATGACGCTTCAATTAGTTCTGGTTTAGCCATAATGGCGTGTCAAAAGCACTTGTATACACCTGAAAAGAAAGAATCAAAAATAAAACTTAACTTTGCAAGGTATACTAACAACGGAGTATTAAGTGAATTAATTAGATAGATGAAAGACGTTAAGGTAAATATTTCATCTGTAGGTTTCCCCAGTCAATTTGTTTCTGATGCTGAAAAAGCAACTGACGAGTTTGGATTACAAATTGGGCAAGCAATACAGTATGAATGGTTTAAAAAAGATGGTAACGCTTGTCGTTACTATGACCAATGGAGAAACTTTCATAGACTAAGGTTATACGCCCGAGGAGAGCAATCAGTGGGAAAGTATAAAAATGAAATCGCTATTGATGGCGATTTATCTTACCTTAACTTAGATTGGACTCCAGTTCCTATATTACCTAAATTTGTAGATATTGTTGTTAACGGAATGTCTGATAGGCTTTTTAAAGTAAATGCTTATGCTCAAGACGCAATGTCTCAAGCTAAGAGAAGTAAATATCAAGATATGATTGAAGGTCAAATGGCCGCTAAAGATATTTTGTTAGACATACAAAAAGCGACAGGGGCTGACCCGTTCACCACAGACCCTGAGTCATTGCCTCAAAACGATGAAGAGCTTTCTTTATATATGCAAATAAATTACAAACCCGCTATTGAGATTGCTGAGGAAGAAGCTATTAATACCTTGTTTGAGGAAAATCATTATATAGACCTAAGGAAAAGGTTTGATTATGATTTAACTGTTTTAGGAATGGGTGTTGCTAAACACGAGTTCCTCCCCGGGTCTGGCGTTCAGGTAGAATATGTAGACCCAGCAAATGTTGTTTATAGTTATACTGAAGACCCTCACTTTCAGGATTGTTTTTATTGGGGCGAAATTAAAACATTACCAATTACAGAGCTATTAAAAATTGACCCTAAACTAACTAATGAGGATTTAGAAGAAATTAGCCAGTACAGTCAAAGTTGGTACGATTACTATAATGTCGCTCAGTTTTATGAGAATGATATTTTTTATAAAGATACATGTACCTTAATGTATTTTAATTATAAAACCACCAAGAAGATGGTTTATAAGAAAAAAATATTAGAAAACGGTGGTAGTAAAGTTATAGAAAAAGATGACCAATTTAACCCTCCTGTCGAAATGATGGAAGAGGGTAAGTTTGAAAAGATGGAAAAAACCATAGACGTTTGGTATGACGGCATTATGGTTATGGGTACAAACATTATTTTAAAATGGGAGCTTGCTCAAAACATGGTAAGACCAAAGTCTTCAAGCCAACACGCATTGCCTAATTATGTGGCTGTAGCTCCAAGAATGTACAAAGGTGTTATTGAATCTTTAGTTAGAAGAATGATACCATTTGCAGATTTAATTCAAATAACACACTTAAAACTACAACAAGTTATAGCTCGTGTAGTTCCTGATGGAGTTTTTATAGATGCGGATGGTTTAAATGAAGTTGACTTAGGAACTGGTCAAGCATACAATCCAGAGGATGCGTTAAAAATGTATTTTCAAACAGGTAGTGTAGTCGGAAGAAGTTACACTCAAGACGGTGAGTTTAATCAAGCCAGAGTCCCTATACAACAACTTACGTCAAATAGCGGGCTTAGCAAGACTCAAATGCTTATAGCTAACTACAATCATTATTTAGATATGATACGTGCTGTAACGGGCTTAAATGAAGCCAGGGACGGCTCTACACCAGACCCTAACTCTTTAGTTGGATTACAAAAGTTAGCTGCATTAAATTCTAATACCGCTACACGACATATATTAGATGGCAGTTTGTTTATGTATCGAAGCTTAGCTGAAGCTTTAACTTACCGGGTAGCAGATATTTTGGAGTATGCTGATTTTAAAGATGATTTTGTAAACAAAATAGGAAAGTATAATGTCAGTATACTTAATGATATATCTGATTTATATATATATGACTTTGGTATATTTATAGATGTAGCTCCTGATGAGGAACAAAAAGCTCAATTGGAAGCTAATATTCAAATGGCATTGTCTAAACAAGATATAAACCTTGAAGACGCTATTG